AGGCAAGGCGCATTGCGTGGCGTGCGACGGGAATGTCGGTTGCGCCCTTCACGGCACCAAGGGCACGACGCAACCCGTCGGAAAAAAGCACGCACAGCAAACGCTCGACATGTGGAAACGATTCGAGGAGAGCACGGCGAAAATGGACGAGCACAAGTGAGCCGGGGCGTGGTGCTACGCGGCGCTCTCCTTCCTCCGGTCGCGTACCTCACGACGCGACGGATACCGCAACAGCACGAATCGGACTGACCCGCCGAGCGCCCCGGCTTACGCAACACAGGAGACGACGCAAATGGACTCGTTCGTAATAGCATTCCTGCTCGGAATGGGTGTGGCCTACCTCGCAAAAATAGCGAAGGCGCAGGAAGGCAAAAAATGAGCGACGCGCCGAACGCACCACCGCCCCTGCTCGTGGAAGACGTGGGAAACCTGTCCCTCGCCGGAGAATGCGCCGCAGAACTCGGCGCCGACGGACACCTGAAAATGAACGTGCATTACCTGCCGTTCCGCCTGACGATCCGCGAACCCGCGCTGATGGAATACCTGCACTGGCGACACGAAAACGCCGGAACAGCATCGACCCGGCACCTCTCCGAAGCAATCGCACGCGACGTGATGGACGCAACCCAGGCGCTCCGAGTCGACGTATACGTAGCGCGCCGACACGAACAGCACGGCGGACACACCCGAGGGCATACCCGCCTCGAACACCCCCGAAACGACGGAACGCACAGCATCCCGCAGATAGACGTGGACGCCTAATGCGCGCAGTTGTTCCGGGCGCTTGACAGCAGCCGAAGCATCGCTACAAGCAATACTTGACACGATCGTTAAAATAGGATGCGGTCGGTCGGGGGCGTTCATTCAAACCCCCGTAAACATCCGTAAGGCCACCGCGCCGCTTTGCCGCAAAGGGCAGCTGGCGGTGGCGATCAAACGGAACGACAACCCACAGGCAAAAGCCCGCGTTTTTACGCGCGCGCCTTTCAATCCTTTCAAAAGATTCAATCGTTTCAGAAGTTTCAAAAAAGATTGAAAACCCGTTGCCCGAAAACGAGATCGGCGGTATAGCGGACAGCAGCACCCAGACGGGAGGTGGCCCATGAGCGGGGAAAACGGAAACGGCAGCAACGGAAAGAAAAACGGGCGCGCCGCGAAAAAGAACGGAAAGGCGACAGGTAAGCAGCGCAAAAGCAATCCCTGCGAGCATCTGAAGCCGCACCAGTGGAAGAAAGGGCAATCCGGCAACCCGTCCGGCAGGGCGAAAGGGTGCGTGTCGCTTACCAAGATGATCCGCGAGACGCTGAGCGCGGAGACCGGCGGGCCATCCGAAACCGCCAAGGAACTGATACGCGTCGGCTTTGAAAAGGCGCTTGAGGGCGACTTTCGGTTCTGGGAAGAGTTGGTCAAGCGAGTAGACGGCAGGGTGCTGGAGCAGGTCGTCAACTACGAAGGCGGGCCGCTCGTCCGCGAGGTGGGGACCGACATCAGCGCGGTTCTCGCGGGGCGCATGGCTGGAGGCGGCGATGACGAGTGATCGACGCGCACGACGCCTATTGCCCGATCGGATCAGCCGAGGAGATGCTGCACGCGGGCGACCCCGAGGTGCTCATCGCGGGACCGGCTGGCACGGGCAAGACGCTCGCATGCCTGTACAAGCTCTACATCATCGCGGCGGCGCTGCCAGGTGCTCGCTTGCTCATGGTCCGCAAGACGCGGGCCTCATGCACGGAGTCGATCCTGGTCACGTGGGAAACGCAGGTCGTTCCCTCGGGCTCGCCGATTCTGCGGGGCGCGCAGCGGATGAACCGGCACAGCTATCGCTTTCCCAACGGTTCAGAGGTCGTCGTCGGCGGCATGGACAACTCGGACCGCATCATGTCGACCGAGTACGACCTGATATACGTCGCCGAGGCTACCGAGCTTTCGGAAGAGGACTGGGACAAGCTTACAACGCGGCTCGGGCGGCGCACGCTACTTGCGTATCACCAGATTTTGGGGGACTGCAATCCGAACTCGCCAACGCACTGGCTCAAGCAGCGGTGCGACCGGGGCGCGTGTCGCATGGTACACAGCACGCACCAGGACAACCCGCTGTTGTACGCCGACGGGGATTGGACGGATGTCGGGCGGTCCTACCTCGACCGGCTGTCCAATCTGGCGGGCGCGAGGCGCGAGCGGCTGCTGTACGGGCGATGGGTAGCCGCCGAGGGCGTGGTATACGACGAATGGGAACCGGCGACGCACCTGGTCAAGCGGTTTGCGATACCCGTGCACTGGACGAAAGTCTGCGCGATCGACTTCGGCTATACCAACCCGTTTGTGTGCCTCTGGGGAGCACTGGACGAAGACAAGCGTCTCTACATCTACCGCTATATCTACATGAGTCGGCGGCTTGTCGAGGACCACGCCCGGCAGATTCAGGCGCTTACGATGTCGGAAAAAATCTCGGCGATCGTAGCGGACCACGACGCGGAGGACGCGGCAACGCTCAAGCGGTACGGCGTGCCCTGCAGGCCAGCACGCAAAGAGATACGCACGGGCATAGAACTCGTGCAACAGCGATTGCGCAGGCAGCCGGACGGACGGCCTCGGCTGTTCGTGCTGGAGGACTCGCTCGCGGAAGTGGACCACGACCTCGTGGAGGCTGGCGATCCGTGGACGATGGAGCAGGAATTCGACATGTACATCTGGCCGACGCCAACGCCGTCAGGTGTGCTGCGAGAGGTGCCGGTCGATCGGCACAATCACGCGATGGACGCGCTGCGGTACATGGTGCGGTGGTGTGACGGTGCAAGGGCAACGGAAACGAAGATACGGCCCGCGCGCACGACGCGACGCCGGGACGCTTTGAGGTCGCACTAAATGGCCAAGACATCGAACAACGGCACAGCGATACGACCTCAGCGCCCGGGTAGTCCGACGACGGGCGGCAAGCGCATCGTCAAGTGGTCCAACCTCGACACGGTACGGGACTACGTTACCAACAGCCCGACCGCATCGAGCATCGCCGCGCTGCTGCAGGACGCAGACGACGGCGAGGTGTCGAGCCTGCTTAAGCTGGACGTGGAGATTCGGGCGAAAGACCCGCACATCCAGGGGCTCGCCAACACTCGGCAGCTTGCGTTGACGGCTCTTGACTGGGCTATCGAGCCAGCCGAACTGCCCGACGACGACGAACGGCGAGCACTTGCGGAAGACGCTGCGGGATACGTTGCGGAGGTCGTCGGCGAGATCGCCAACTTTGACGAGTCGCTCGAACACCTCGCAACGGCGATCGGCCCGAATCTGTCGGTCGTCGAACTGCTCTGGGAAAAGGGCAGGGTCATCGAGACCGTCGACGTGCCCGGGCATCGGTTGTGCGTCGACCCTACGCTCGGCCCCGAGGTGCGAGTCGAGACAGACGAGAATCCGCTCGGCGTCGAATGCGAGCCGGGTAAGTTCATCGTCTACACGCCGAACGCGAACGCGGGCTTCCCGATGGCGGTCAACATCACGCGGGCGCTGGCGTGGTCGTATCTGCTCAAGCACTTCGCCAAGGCGGACTGGTCGGCGTTCTGCGAGTTGTTCGGCGCACCGATACGGGTGGGAAGCGGATCGGCAGACGTAACGCAAGAGGCGGGGGATGCCGCAATCGAGATGCTGCGGAATATGTCCGCCGACTCGTGGGCGTACTTCTCCGAGGGCATCCAGTTCCAGCTTGTCGAGGCGAACCGCGGAACGGAGCCGTTCAGTGCAATCGTCGATTGGATCGAACGCAAGCAGTCTATCATTTACCTCGGTCAGACACTCACGACGGAACAAGCTGCGACCGGCTCGTTTGCGATGGCGAAGGTTCACGACAACGTGCGTGCGGACCTTCTGCTGTCGGACATCAAAAAAGAGGCGCGGTGCTTGCGTGACGGCCTGATTCGCCCGCTCGTGCAGATGCGGTGGCCGAAGAAGAGGAACGTGCCGATGCCGCGATTCGTGCGACAGCTTACGGCACAGAAGGACATCGAGGGCGAGCGGTTGGCGCTTGACCAACTGACAAAGGCGATGGAGTTCGGCCTCGAAGTCGACGAGGACGTGAAATACAACATGCTCGGCATACCGAAGCCGGTGCGTGCAACTGAGGTGGACGACGATGGGGAAGGCGCTACAGCCGATCCGTCTATCGCTCAATAGCGACTTGGACGGTGCCATAGAAGACGTAAGCGCGATCGGCCAAGCCATCGTGCATGCGTCGCTGGAACTCGTCAGCGTCCAGGTATTGGACGAGAACGGCGAGCCGACGGACGCGACGTGCGTCATCAGTTGGTCGGACAACGCATGCGAGCAGCTTGGCACGCTCGCGCGGGATGCTGTCATCGCGACGGCGATATCACGAAACGGAGCCGTGGGACATGGCTAACGCACTTGCGGTACTACGCGGGCCGGAATTGGGCAAGGCGCCGAGCGAGTTGGTCGTTATGGCATCCGGCAAGGTCGAGCACAGCAACGGCGAGCCGCTCGTCATGGACGTTGCAGCCGCCGAGGCGATCATCGCGCAGTTCGAGGAACACGGCGTAGACCTGCCGATCGACTACGAGCACGCGAGCGTGCCCGGGCGCAGCATGACGGGCAAGGCCCCGGCTGCGGGCTGGATCAAGGCTCTGACGTGGGACGGCGATCGCGGGCTCGTTGCAACCGTCGAATGGACGGACGAAGCGTCGGAAGAGATCGCGTCCAAGCAATACAAGTATTGGTCGCCCGTCGTGCTCTACGACAAGGAGACGATGCGGCCCTACAAGCTCCATAGTGTGGCCCTGACGAACAAGCCCGCAATGCGCGGGATTGGGGAGTTGCTAGCGGCCTCTGAGGATTTGCGAGAGGAGTTGGATATGCCGGAGAAGAAGACCAAGGAATCCACCGCTACGCTCCAGGAAGGCGAGGTGGTGGAGGGCGGCGACAAGATGGCCGATTTGGCCATCGCGTTGACCAAAGCTGGGGTGGATGTCGAGGGCAAGGGCGGCGACGCGTTGCTTGCTGCTGCCATCGAGTTCATCAAGGCCGGTAGCGACCAAGAGGGCGGCGACGCCGAGGAGGCCCCGGACATGGAGGCTGCAACCGAGGTTCTGAAGGCGTTGGACGCGAAGGACGCGACCGAGGCGGTGCTCAAGCTCAAGTCGGATTTCGTGGCCCGCAAGGACTACGATGCGATGAGCGAGCGGCTGGAGGCCATCGAGACGAAGGCCAAGGCGGACGCGATCGCGGGCAAGCTCGACGAATACGAGCGGGCCAACAAGATCAACCCGCACGACGCCGAGCAGGTCAAGGCGTGCAAGGCGTTTGCCGAGCGCGACTTCGACGGGTTCGTTTCGTTCATGGACGCGCAGCCCGCGCTCGTTGCTGCGGGGCGCGTGACGCCGAAGGCTGACCCGGAGAGCGGGCGGGACGCGACGATTGCGAAGGCCGCGAAGAACTACGAAGCCTTGAGCGCGGTTGAGCAGCGTTTGGCGACGAAGCGTGCGTGGATTGACGACGAACTGCGCGGCAAGGGGCTGGCGGTTCTCGACGACAAGGAAATCGCGGGCCTGTAGGTCGGCGAGCTGTTGGGAGGTAACACATGACGGCACTTACGGCTAATGCGAATGTCACTCGCCTTGTCGATCAGGAATTGCGAGAGTTCCCGGTCGGCGCCGCGGTGACGATCTACCGGGGCGGATTCGTCGGGATCGACCCGGCGGGGTACGCCAAGGACTTTGAGCCGGGCGACCTGTTCGCGGGTATCGCCTACGAGTACGTCGACAACTCGTCGGGTGCGGCTGCTGCCGACAAGGTGCGGGTATACACTCAGGGCGACTTCGAGTTCACGCTGACGAGTGCGGCCCTCACGGACGTTGGTAAGCCGGTCTACGCGACCGACGATTCGACGCTGGCTCTGACGGGGCACCCGGATGCCTACGTGGGCAAGGTTGTCCACTACGAAGCTGCGAATACGGTCATCTTCCGCATGCGGCAGTGGGGCGAGGCGCCGCCGAACGGCAACGGGTCGATTACGCTCGGCCTCACGGGGCACGAGACGTTCACCGAGACCGGCGCGACGGCGGGCACGTTCACGCTCAACGGGTTCGACGGCAAGTCGGCGCTCGGGCTCGGCATTCTGATGGCCGACGCCGAGAACGCCGGGATTACGTTTCAGTTCGACGCGACGGCTGAGGTTGCTCTTGCGTCGATCCGCACGACCGACGACCGTCTGCCGATCGACAAGGGCGTGACGATGGACGTGGAGCTTGTCGTATCCGACAAGGGAGACGATGCCGCGCTCGATATTGACTGGGGCTTCGGCACTGCGCTGACGACGAACTCCGAGGCCGACATCGACCACGCGGACATGGTGCAACTCGCCTGTTTCCACATGAACGGGAACAGCGACAACATCCTGTGCCAGTCGGACGACAACACGACCGACGTTGCGGCTACGGACTCGACCATTGACAACGACTCGACGACGGACGTTGCCAAGAAGTTCAAGATCATCGTGCGCCCGGCTGGGACGGTTGAGTTCTGGATCGCCGGTGCTCGCGTCCTTTCGTCCACGTCGTTCGGTGTGCTCAGCACGGCGAACCTCGCGGCGTTCATCAACATGGAAAAAACGTCGAACGATACGACCGCCGTTCTGACGTTCCGAAATCTTGTGGTCAAGGGTGGCACGGCCTCTTGCGCGTACTAGAGGGCGCCCGTTTGAACAAGGAGCCATGATATGGCAGTTATCAATACCGGGTTGCTCGAAAAGGGGCTGCGGAGCACGTTTTTCGAGCGATTCAATCAAGTGCACGGCCAGCAGACCGTGTTCCAGGACCTCTGCACCGTTGTGCCGAGCGACAGGAACCAGGAAGTCTACAAGTGGCTCGGGCAGGTTCCGGCGGTGCGAGAGTGGGGCACTGGGCGTAAGGCCAAGGGGCTGCACGACGAGTCGTATACCGTCGAGAACCTGAAGTACGAGGCCACGATCGAGGTCGACCGGGACGAGATCAGCGACGATCAGACCGGGCAGATTCGCATCCGCACGACGGAGATGGCGAACCGTGCGGCGTGGCACAAGGACTACCTGTTGGCGCAGTTGATCATCAACGGATCGACCTCGGGCTACAACAGCTACGACGGCACGGAGTTCTTCGCGTCGGATCATACGTTCGGCTCGTCGGGCTCGCAGGCCAACGAGGGCAGTTTCGACGTTGGAACGGTCGCCGGGGCGAACCTGTACGATGAGCCGGACAGCGCGACGCTTTGGGGGCCGCAGACGGCGCTCGCCGCCTACAACGATGCGGTCTCTAAGATGCTGCGCTTCAAGGACGACCAAGGTGAGTACATGCACCGGTCGCCGGGCGGGTTCGTCGTCGTCTGCTCGCAGGCGAAGTTGCACACGTTCCAGAAGGCTTTCGGCGCGATGTTGCTGCCGCAGGTCGGCACGAATGTGACGCCGTACGATTCGCCGCCTCGCGTGATTGCGATGCCGGACTTCACCGTCAATACCGCGTTCTATGTCTTCAAGACCGACGGCACGGTGCGTCCGTTCATTCTTCAGGACCGCGAGCCGGTCGAGTTCGCTGCGCTGGAGCGGGGCTCGGAGGAAGAGTTCAAGCGCGAGAAGTACCTGTACGGCGTTCGGGCTCGCTACCGCGTCACGTACGGGCAGCCGCTCTGCGCGTACGCTGTCACGATGACCACGTAGGAGGCACAGCAGAGATGTCACAGGCGATCATGCACGGGCCGCTTAAGAAGCCGGTAACGGAGTCGGCGCGGGGGAAGCTTGCCCGCCAACTCGGGTTGTCGATCGATGCGGGCGACATTCAGCTTATGCAGGATGCCGCAATCGAGATCGAACGGCTGCGCGAACTTGCGAACGAGGCGCCGCCGCCGTCTGCGGTTGGCGCACCGACGCAGGTTGTCAACGCGGAACCGGCGAAGCGGCGCGGGCGACCGCCGAAGAATCGAGGATAGCGGCGATGGGATACCACGTCACAACGGATCAACTGATTGCCCGGTTCGAGTCCGAGGCTGCGGTAGCGCACCTGACGGACGCGAGCTTTGATTCGGCGGATACCGACGTGCTGAATGCGATCATCAACGAATCCGAGGGGTTCGTGTACTCGTATTTGGCTCGCCGGTACAAGACGCCGGTCATTACGGTGGGCGATCCGCAACTAGAGTACGTGCTCGAAGGCATCGTGCTCGACATTGCGCAATACCGGCTGCTTGCGCGCGGCAACAACATCACCGACGCCAAGCAGCAGGTGTACGATCACGCTTTGAAGTGGTGCGAAGGCGTCGCCGACGGAAGTATTCCGCTGCCTGCCGAGGCGCAGCCGGACCCGACTGAGGTGCGGAGTCCGGTTGCGTCTTGGGGCAGTGGGGACTTTGACGAGGACAACGATTCGACGAACCGTCGGATCTTCACGCGGGACTCGTTGTCAAACCTATGAAAGCGGTTCTCGATGCCATCGAGGCGACCTTTGACGCGGACGAGGCGCTTGTGCGCTCGGGTCGAAAGGTGTACTTCGGCCTGCAGGGTAGGCCGGACAAACCGATAAAGCCGTTTGTCGATGTGACGGTTGAGAATCAAGGCGCTATCGACACGTTCGGCGCGGACGTGGAGCAGTATGCGGTCACGTTCACGGCGCACACCGACGCGCAGAGGTACGACAACGCGTTTACGCTCAAAGAGGACTTGATCCGCGTCTTCGACGACGTGGATATGACAGACGAAGACGATACGTTCCACACCGTCATGTGCTATCGCACGGGCGGAAGCGGTCCGACGTTCGTCGACGGCCAGTACCAAGTAGAACTCGAATACGAGTTGTCTATCGAGCGGCGGACGATGGTGCCTGCAGAAAGGGGCACGTGATGGCGATGAACTACGGCAAGGTGAGGGGTAAGAACTTCACCATCTCCTACAGTGCCAAGCGCGCCGTGGGTAACGTCAACAAGGACGTTGAAAAGGCCATGAAGAAGGTGGCCAAGAAGATCCAAGCCGCCATCAAGTCGTTTGCGCCGGTCGATACGGGCAAGCTCAAGCGGTCCGTCGCTGTGCGCGGGGTTGCGCGAGGCAACAAGCCGCGTATCGAGGTCAAGACGACCCATTACGGGCAGTACGTGGAGTTCGGCACGCGGAACATGGCGGCACAGCCGTACATCCGGCCCGTCGTCAAGGGCATGCGGAAGGACTGGGAGCGCGAACTGAAGAAAGAGGCTGCCAAGTCGCAGAAGCGGCGGGCGAAGCGCAAGAAACGATAACCGCCGTCAGGCGAGGAGTATAGCGATGGCAAAATCAATGCTTTCCGGCAACGGCGGATCGATCACGGTTACGCA